CTGGTCATATTCTTTGAAGTAAGTAAAAGCATTTTCTTTTTCGAAAATAGGTAGGTAGCCACCATGCTTTTCATAAGATTCTTTTGATCTGCCAGTTGCAAAAACATCCGGCTTAATTCTAAGTATAGGTTCACGTTGCACAATATGATTTATATCATGTGCTTTACAATACTCCGCAACTGAATTAGTGCAGTGGTTATAAAGGTGTGATTGCTTACCTACGTAAACCTGATATATAAGTCTTTTCATAATAACCTCTAATAACGAAGAGCAAAATCCCAGTGGCCTTCTATTCTAACACACACCCAATCTCGCTTCATAGTCCTAAAATCATACTTAAATTCTTGCTTTGTTTTTTCAAAGTAACAATTTGCTAGTCCATCATATATATCTATCTTCTCACTTAATGGTTCACCGTTTACTATGGTGACCATCACTAGCATCCACTTAACCATTACTTTCCGTTAGATTTAGTTTTCTGATAAGCTTGCGCACCGAAGAATGCACCAACCAAAGCAGAAATAGCAACAAAGTAAGTTGGTGCAATATCTGCGAGTAACTGACCGGTTGTCTCATAACCGACAGTGTCAGCGACAATAATCCCGATGGGATAGACAAGCATACCCCAAAGAGCAAACCATGCCATACGCCTAATCTGATCTTCTTTCTTATCTTCATTTTCTGCACGCATCATTTCACGTTCTAGTGCCATCTCTTCATCAGTAACAATGCCATCGCCATCTTTATCAAAGTGTGCGTATTTACTATCCCTCTCTAGTTTTTTCTGTGCAGCCATTTTCGTACTCCGTAATAATTGCTTCGGCAATTTCATATGCCTTTTGGTATCCATTACGAAGTGAGTTGGACTTATGCCCGTTTTCAACAAACCATTTAAGAGTATTTATACTCGATCCTGTGTAATCAAGTTTAAAGTCTGAAGTGATCTCTTCAAACTGTGTACGGTAGTTAAGTAGTTCTTGAACGTTCAATCGCTTTCTCCAGTTCTACGAAAAGGTATTCTTCTAAGTCATCTTCATTAGTCTGGAAGCGAATACCGATACCTCCAGCTTCTGTCCAACGCTTGATATTTTCAGGTTTATCGTCGATAAGAATGTTTGGCTTGCGAGTGATTGCATTCCAAGCATATTTATGTTTGTTAGATGTGATGATAAGATTTTCTACCAGAGGTGGCATATAATGTTTATCTTCTAGCCAACGGCGTTTCCAGTAAGCTGAGTTCATCGTATCACCGCGCAGTGGTGATGTGCAGATACCCCAGTCACCGTCAGATATTTTATTTACAAACCTTACGATTTCGCAAGAGATACTAGCACCGGCTCTCCTTGGTCCACGATCTTCTCTAAAGATTGGGATTGTGTGGAAGAAGTTAGTGTTAGCAAGTTCTCTAAACTTAATTTCACGATCTTGTATTGACTTCCAGTGGTCAACACCATACTTTATTTCAATACCTCCAAAGAAGTCAGCGAGTACTCCATCCATGTCTAGATATACTGTCATGCTACTTCTCCCATATTTTTTGCAATAGAATAACAAGCACCTTCTACTTCGAAAAGTAGAGCTGCTAATTTTCTACGTTCATCACTTGTAAGGCGACCGACTTCGTCATAGATGTTTTCGGTAGAACTATCTCTACCGATATTAATAATGACGTCTTCTAAAACTTTATAACGATATTCCATTAGCAATCTCCTTGTAATTTTCTAATTGCATAAATTTCTCTACAAATATCGAGACGCTTCTGAAGATCTTTAATAATCTTTGGTGACTTTGGAAGATCAAGTTCGATCTCTTGCTGAATCATATGTGGAAGAACTCTTAACATACGATTTAGAGATTCTTGGTTATTGATAACCTGTTCTTTGAAATTTTTAACTGAAATCATTTTAGGCTCCTCTTCCTTTTTGATTTTGTAGATATATTATACCACAGTTTTCAGGAAAAGTAAACCCCTAAAATGCATTTAATTGAAAAAAAGTTTACGGCGATCGTATTCTTTTTTAGTATCGATAAGGAGTTGGATGTGATTATCTCTATGTTCTTTGAATACGAGAGGTTCGTTATCATCTACATCCATAATGATAACTGTATTTGTAATTGGTATACCGGTACGTTCTTCCCACATTACGGCGTAGCCTGCCATCTGTGCAAAGTAGTTTGATATTTTATCTTTAGTCTTGACACGCTTAGATGTTTTAAAATCTACAATCGATCGTACACCGTCAAACTCTGCGACACAATCGCATCGGCCAGCAACACCAAGGTGAGTACTATAAAGAGGAACCTCGAGACCATAGATCGTTCCGATTCTGTTATCCAAAATCGGACGTAAGTTTTCGAGGCTTTGTCTAACGTGTGGAAGATACCCGTCGATTTCTTCATTTCTTAAATACTTCTCTACGATTGCGTGTACCTGCGTACCACGACCAGAGGCCTGGTGACCTATACGGTTTGCAGTTTCTTCACCAACACGTTTACGCCAAGCAGCTATTGCTTCTTCGCTAAGAATACTTAGAACTGTAGTAATACTAGGATAGCGAGTACCATCAGGAGTGCTATAAGTTCTCCCTGATTTACGTGTGTCAGCAACCAAGTCATCATACCCGAGATCCACTGTTTCATGCACAAACTCCATTATACTTTAATTGTATTCCCTTTACCTGAACTTTTTTTAATTTGCTTTAGTTTATCTTTAAACCCATCAGGCACTTTACTCTGTAAGCTACCTACACCGCTATATGAAAAGTTAGGCGTACTCAAAACTTTTATCAAGTCAGGTGAATTATCTAACATTTCTTGTAACTCATTCCATGAGCATATTACGTCCCATGTAGCCTGAGTTTTTATGTCCTTCACGGTGTACGTTGGCATTACGTATTTCTTCCTGTGTTTCTCTTACACGTTGTTGCATCCAGCTTATGGCAGTACTTATATGACCGGTATCATGCGGTTGCAATTTGCTTTCTGCATAAGCGATTTCTTTATAAAGAAAATCTAATTTGTCGAGATTATCCATTGCACCTGGCTTTCTTCTTGTACAACAGTGTTGTGTTTATACTGACCCTTGCCGTTATAGAGTACTTCTCGCATCGCAGGGTTAGGATCCACTAACTGCTTTTCTCCATCTTTATCCATGTAATGTGCACCTGCAATAAGTGCGCCGATAATTAGTAGTGCTTCCATTAGCAAGCCTCCTCATAATATTGAAACCAATGTGGCTTTGGCCGATTCTTTTCCCAAGCCATTTTAAATCTTTCTTGTTTAGTTTGATAGAACGCACGGTATGACAGGACTGCATTCTCGAGAATACACTCGGGATTTGAACTCATTGCGAGTTTAAACGGTGTCATACCGCCCTTTGGGATATTGTGTGGCAATGTCCATAGTGGACTTCTTAGCATGCTAGTTTTGTGAATTTTGCCAAAGCGATAAGTGAATTCTTCGCATAGAGCATTGAAGTGTTTCCAATGCCATAGATAGTTATCTGAAGATTCCATAGTCCATACAGTACAAGGGTGCTTGTAGTGTACAGCTTTATATAGAACCTGGTCCATTTCTGGGTCTTCAAACAAACGATAATGGCGAACCATTCGTTTGCCTGATTTTGATGGTGCGATTTGCACCGTACCGTCGAGCATGCGATGAGCAGTAGAAAGCATTTGTGCACTTTCCACTACCATCTTCGGTACGTGTTTGTCACACTGCATTTGAGCAGCGGCAACAGGATCGTTATGTAAAATAAAAATATTCATAATATAATTATACACCTTCTTTCATAATATGTACACCAATATTTTTTCAATTGATTTGAATTAGGATGCTGCCAGTGTTGGCAGAGACAATCTTCCCGTTTTCAATAATGTCAATTGTTTCATTCTCCATAATCTCATTAGCACTCTACGTCTTCGTCTGTCCTTTTGTTTTCTTATTTTTAACCAGTTCTGATTTCTCAAATATAGCATCACTCTTTTGTCATGCCGGACTAGTTGTTTTTTCATTTGATGGTACAGTTTCTTTTGTCTTAACGGTTTGAGTTCTAGGGCCATTGAGTTCCTATTTGTTAACGTTAATCTTTGAGCAGGTCTGGGAAAGCCTCCTCTACTATTTGACGAGTAATATACTTTGGTGCTGTCTTGTTAGTCATGTCAATTACTAACTTGGCATCATCAGGATGCACACCTTCGAGAAGTCCGATGAACAAACTTTCTCTCTTCATAGTGTTCATACTTTCAGAAACTCGAAAGCCTCTAATAAAGTACTTGAACTTAGTATTTTCGCGGGTTAACTCTGTTGGGTGATTGTGAGCCTCGGCAGGTTCATATGGTGGTTCACCCGGTGGTAGGTTCCATTCGATGCTTGTATCAAATGTGCCTCTTAAAACATCTCGAAGAGCCCAGCTATCATTATTACGAAAGACGTCGATTTTGCCGGCCTTTGTTCTTTTCTTCTGTGCCTCTTCAATTACTTCATATACTCTTTTAGACATTTATAAAAATTCCTCCACGGATCCAATCAATTGTTTCATATTGTTATTTATAAGGTATGGTAGTGTCTTACCCTCATTAAATACAGTAATCCAAAACTCATCTACAATTTTATTTTTCAAATCATTTGGAGTTTTAGTTAGATCAATCAGTGTTTCATTACGTTGATAGTTACGATACCAAGAAGCAGCATACAATAATTCGCCATCACTTAGATCTTCAATAATAGCTTGCTTCTTCTTTTTTGATAGTGGTGTTTGTCTTTCACCGTTTACAAATGTATCATCACCTGATAACACATTTGGTACGCCATCACCAGTATCACCTGATAATATTTTATCTATAAGGTTTAATTTCGGATGAGGGTCTTTGATTTCTTTCTTGAGTATGTGTGACCACTGTCTTACATTGTCATACTTTTGCAACTGTAAAAAATCTTTATCTGAGGACACAATCATTACTTCTTCGTACTGGCCGAACTCTTGTGTATGTTCTACCATGGTACCAATAATGTCGTCGGCTTCGCAACCTTCGAGGTGTATTACTTTGTAAGGAAAGTTTTCTTTGATTTCCTCTTGTACAAGATGAAGGATACGAAACGCTTCACCCCAATCAAAGTCTGACTCTTCGCGACCTTTACGGCGATTTGCTTTGTACTGAGGAAAGTAATTACGACGCCAGTTATTACCGCTATCGATAGCGAGTACAACCTCACCGTAATCTTTTTTGAATTTAGTGCGGTACATACGAATCGAGTTGAGCATCATATGACGCAACATACCTTCATCGTTGACTTTGTTTACAGCAATTGTGGCAATTGCAATACCAGAGAAATCAATCAGAATCATAATCAAACCTTTTTATAGTTACAAGACTATTATA